CTGCAATCTGCTGCCAGGCATCGCCATGCGTATGCCAATGGTTTACCGTATCTTACTTTAAGATACAGATACTGCAGACGTGAAGGAAAGTTGTCGGTCCATGACGACGCGTCAATAGACCTCCAATTTGTATTACATACCTCTTTGACTTTATTAAAGCCAAGAGAATGTGAATAATAACTGGAGAAGTTACTGAATTTATTATTCATGTGAACTTCCTCCACCTTCTCCAATTGCGAAAGCAGAGACTGGGTCCAGAAATCGCAAATTGCGATAACTCGAGACTTATTTCCTGCATCGGGAATAGCGGATAATTTACGTAATACGCATTTATCCTTGGTTCCCTTCTCTACATAAGATTCAGATTGGATCTTCATGTAGTCAAGAAGGGACTGATTATCAGTCAGATCACAGTAGGCCTTAAAGGGCTCATACAGTGGACTGTTAATCATCCCATTGGCTTCCATAGATGCTGATTGCATTTTTGGTACTCCATTGGGACCATTGCTACCACCGAAGGAGGGACTCGCCTTCAATTTCTTTAAATTGTTGGTCGAGTTCTCTCCTAGTTCTTTCTGAAGATACTTCGAGAATTCTATTTCAAGTTCTCTTGGTAACTCATAGGTGGACTTGATGTTTTCAACATCAAGTTCGGAGAAATCTTCACACACCTTATTTAATTTAAATAAAGTGTGAAGTAGCTGCAAATTAGCAGCCCTTCTATCTAGATCAACAGTATCGTTGATAACTGTTCTATAGATTGGACGTAAATAGCCAAAGCAATTTGGCCATTTATCAGTCTTGCCAATGGAAACTCGAGAGAGAGGTTCAATGTTTTCTCTCTTCTCACAAAGGAGGATGCAATATAAGCATATTTTCTTATAGTGCTCTGTCCCGAATTTGATTCCTAAATTCTTAATGAAAGAATTATGAGATTCAATGATTCCATTGATAAAGGTCTCTAGCTGAACACTAGAGTATTCTGGTGTTCCTACCTCAAAGATAGGTTTGTACAGATGAAATTTTCCATCTATCATCCCTTTCTTTGTTACCTTCACTTTTCCACTGTTAACTACCTTAGTAGACAGGGGGGAAAGTAAAGAGATTGACGGGTATACCTTTCGTAATACCACTGGTTTATACATTTTAATTAATGTTATAATCATAAAGTTTATTAAATTTTAATAGACGTGGATCACGTAGTATTGAGCCCTGGAGTATACTTTACTATCTTAGATAGTATATAATCCTTTCGGTCCTTACTGATCAGGCAGTCTGACGACGCCAGAGCACCTGCACAATCGTGCA